TGAAGAATTCCAAACTGACTGTAGCGCAGAATCTTTTTGACGCACTCTGCATGCAGCTAGATTGGCACCCCAAACCGCGGGCGTTTGATGTTGATCTGTTCACTGAGTGTGTCTTGGAACAGGAACTGAAGAAGGTGGAAGGCAGATCCGCGGCGACATTGCTTGCTAACGAGAAACGTTCGGATCCTGATGCCGACCCGAACGTCGTGATGCATTTCGTCAAGGCCCAAGTCAAGGCTAAGGTCGAAGCCCTTCTCAAGCCCGCAAAAGCCGGTCAAACGCTCGCGCTTTGTCATGACTCCGTTCTGTTCGACTATGGCCCCTGTGTCAAGTATGTCCGTCGAGTTCTCTATCCCGAGATACCCGCGAACATTGTGCTCAACGTTGGCCTCTCTCCTTCAGAACTCTCAGATCGTGTCAAAGGTTGTTGGGTTGACCGCCCGTCCACCGCCAATGATTACACTGCGTTCGACGCATCTCAGGGTTATGATTCCGTTTTGCTCGAGTGCCACGTTATGCGTCTTGCTGGCTTACCTGACGCCTTGGTTGATTCCTACGAGCAATGGAAAGTGTCCATCCGGAGCAACCTCATCGGTCCGAAGGATGTCAGTCGGGACACTGGCGAGCCTGGCACATTTGACTTTAATACCCTCTTTTCGATCGCGGTGAGTTCACTCAAGTATGGGAAATTGAGTTGCATGGCACTCTTCGGTGGTGACGATTCCGCTATCAATCAGGCCTGCGTCGAGCGACCTCAGTGGGAACTTCAGAAACGTCACATTGCCGTCATTTCGAAGACTTTCGTGGCGCCCTCTGTGGATTTCTGCGGCTATTTGGTCACCTCAGATGGTCTCATCCGCAACCCCACGCTGATGTATCTGAAAACAGTGTTTCATGTGGCGAAAGGTGATCTCATGGCCGTGCTGCCCAGTTATCTTTCGGAATTGCACACTGCTTACTGCCTTGGTGACCTCATGGTGAAACATCTCACCGAAATTGATTTACTCTGCCTTGGTTTCTTGGTGGAACTAGGTCATCGTCTTTGCCCCACGCTTGCAATCATTCTTTTTTCCCATGTCACCTTCACCGAGGTTTCTATTGCGGCTCTCAGAGCGACTTGCTCCGTCATGTTGGCCCAAATCTGGTTACTCACCAGACCAGAAAAACGACTGCTTCGTCGCAATCATCATCTTTTACGCGCCTTATGCATCCGTTTCGGTCTAGATGTGCCTCCGATTGTCAAAGCGCTCTTATGACTCCTGGTTTCTTCGTTCTCATTGCTCTCGATTCTCATTTCTCAGCTTGATTGTTTCGATTCCTGTGTCCCCGTTTCATTAGGGTATTTATGCGGACTTTCTCCTCTTTGCGCTTTTAAGTTTGGCTTTATTTCAATCTCTCTCTCGAAAATGTCCAATAATCAGAACCAAGTGCCTGCCTCCACCGGTGCTGTCGGTGCCACCACCGCTGCGGT